CATGCCACCAGATGAACCGTCGTGCAAGACTTATGGAACTTGACCCTAAATACTGCGATGCTATTGTTAAAAGATACCTGCAATTCACTGGCGACACTACCGTTATAAAGAATAATCAACCGGAAGACTGGAGCATCAATAATGCCTAAAGTCAACGATAAAGAAGCGCTCCAAAAGACAACGGTAAACTGGCTCAGAGTAGATGCTATAGCCGCAATGCTCCTTGAGAACGATCGTTACCTCGAATCTAAGAGATCGCATGAGCTTATTAGCATGATTATGGAGAAGTTCAACCTCCAGGAACGCCAAGCCTGGGAGTACATCAAGGAAGCCAGGAAGCTCGTTAAGGGTATGGGGAATAAAGATCTAATAAGGAACTTCAAAAAAGCCGTCAGGGACCGAGAGAACCTTTGGAATAAAGCAATGGCGGCTAATGACTATCGCCTCGCTCTTGAGGTGGCTAAGGATCGTGACCGTATCTTAGGACTGTATGCCGAGAGAATTATTCATACCGGTACTGTTACCAATAAGAATATTGACCTTAACAGATTCAGTGAATACGGACTCGAGAGAATAGCAAGAGGTGAAAGCATAGAGGAAGTCCTGCTCGATCCCAGGGCTCTCATTGAGAACAACAACAAGGTGAAACCATTAACGAGATAGTCACCCAGGCGAAAGCTTTGCTTAAATTGGCTGAGCTGAGAAAAGAGAGACTAAGGGATTTCAATAATCAACTTGAATTCTATCAGAAGAATCCACTCGATTACTTCCACGAAAAGTTAGGCATAAGAAAAGAGACAATTGACTGGAGCCTTATCCCCGAATATGATGGTCATGTCTGGGATGGAACTCCTAATCCCTTTATGAAAATACTTGAGTGCCTGGTTGCCAACAAATGGGTGGGTGTCGAATCAGGTACCGGTACAGGGAAGACCTTTAACGCCGCTCTGATTGTCCTCTGGTTCCTTGAATGCTTCCCGAATAGCCTTGTAGTCACCACAGCCCCAAAGGAAAAACAACTCCTGCTTCACGTTTGGAAAGAGATCGGCAAATTACACGATACCTTTGGACGTGGGGACCTTAGAAAGTTAGCTCTCAGAATGAATCCTGGTCGGGATGACTGGGTTGCTGTCGGTTTCGTTGCAGGAGTTAAGGCGAATGAGGAATCCGCAACCAAAGCCCAGGGATTCCACGCTGAGCACATGCTTATAATAATCGAGGAAACTCCCGGTGTTCCTCACCCTATTATCACCGCATTCCAGAGTACTTGTACATCCCCTCACAACCTTATCCTGGCACTCGGTAATCCGGATCATCAGCTCGACAACTTGCATAAGTTCTGTAACATGGAGAACGTTGAACATATCCGGATCAGCTCATACGACCACCCGAATGTTGTAACTGACAATCCCCTCTTTATTCCCGGTGCAGCATCCAGGTCTGGTCTAGAAAGAATCCTCAACAGGTTCGGAAGAGGCAATCCTATGGCAGAAAGCCGTACCCGGGGAATCAGTCCCTCCTCGGCTATAGACTCTCTTATTAAAATTGAGTGGATTAAGTCTGCTATAGATAAACTTACCGAATACCTGGACGAGAATGACGAGGTTAGAGTTGACTCCATCCCGGGGAAGAAGGGTCTGGGAGCTGATGTGGCTAATAGCGAATTCGGTGACAAGGCTGCTCTCGCCCGCGGTAAGGGGGAATTTATGTATAATATTGTGGACTTCCAGTGTCCGGATGCAAACCAACTGGGTCATCAGATATACCTCATAAGCAAAGAAGAGAATATCCCCCCTGAGAATATCGGGATCGATGGAGTTGGTGTTGGTGCCGGTACTGTCAACACTCTGAAAGAGTATGGATACACCCAGAGGAACATTAACATCCAGTCGTCAGCAACTCCTGTCTCTGCTGATGGCGTAGAGCAGTTTAATAATCTGAGATCACAGATGTGGTGGCAGATGAGGGAAGATCTTAGACTTAGCACAATAGGAATCATTGACGATGAAGACCTTGTCGCAGATCTCCTGGCTCCTAAGTTCCGGACAGAGCGCGGAAAGATAGTGGTCGAGAGTAAGGAAGAAATTAAAAAACGGCTTGGCAGATCCCCGAATAAGGGTGATGCTGTGGTATATTGGAACTGGGTACGCTCTCAGGCTAACCCCGGTATTGAGACTATAATAACACTTGGCACTCCTGAATCAACTAAAATCTTGAGAGGTTACAATTGAGCACAACAAATTATGACTGGGTACAGGAACTGGATTTGAATAAACTTCAGGATATTGACAGTAACACAGAATTGATTATTAAGAATTGTGGTGCTGATGTGCTTCTGCAGCTCACAGAACTGTTCGGAAAGTCTTCAGTTTACTTCTCAGAAAAGGTTCTGTATTCCCTGAAGAGAGAGTACATTGTACAAAATAAGGATATATATTCGGTGAAAGAGTTAAGCCGTATTCTCGATGTGAGCAAAAGTTACGTCTATGCTGTTCTCAATGGGGAGGTCTGATCTGTGTCAATAACCGGATATAATTTTGTGGGGTGATACCAATTATTGCACTCCTCGTACACAAATACCTGGCATTCATTGACCTGCTTTCTTACGGTCCTGACCTCTCCGAATAAGTTCCTTACTTTTTGGTTTGGTTTGAAGTTTTCATTTGTCATTTTGTTTGCCTTTATTCAGTTACGTTAATTAATGCTTTTCTGTGTTGCTTTATTAGATGCAAAAACATCTCCCTGTCTTCGTTAAATCCTCTTATTTCAACCTCAAAACAATGCTTGCAGGACACTCTTGCTATGCTTATTGCCTTGTCAAGCTTGCTGACTTCTTTGTCAAACTCTAAAAAATCGTCTTCTGTTCGTCTTGTTGCTATTGCGTATGTCATTGTGTTTTTCCTTGATAATGTTAATAATAATCTCTGATGATAACTAACGTAATTAATATCAATAATGCAAGGGGTATCTGAAAATAGGTGAGATATATCTGCAGATTTATCGCTTATTCAGGAGAAAGTTCTTTATCTTTTCGTTGATCTTCTCCCTGTCCTGGTCTGTTAGTACCATAAACTCACGTTTAGGCACAACTATTGATACAGCTTTGTAGGTGTATCCCTGTCCTGTATTCCCTCTGCTCTTCTTCCACTTTCCGGATTTGCTTCGTTTCATTGCAGTTGTTGACGATCTCGCTCCCACATTAATCCTCCCCCCATAGTTATGCAGAGCAGCGTATGGTTTGTTGGTGCTCACGATTGCTGTGTCATCTGTAGCCTGTGCCTGGATACTCCTTAACAACTGTCCCGATCTTACGAGTATCTTTCCGGGCCAGTATCTAAGTCGTGTTCTTTCACGAATAGTTCTCTTGGAAAGTGGCGTCCATCTCGGACGCCCTTCCTCCTCAAAATTCCTTCTCACAGCCGCTAACATATCCTGACTGATTGACTTTATCAGACTCCTCTTGTTTCTCAGACTGTTGAGTAATTCACCGATTACAGAATTATCACTCATTGTCCAGTGCCTTATAATATTCACCCAGTAAATCTTTGTCATACTTCTTAGTGTCCGGCTCATAAGCAGACTCGGCAGGATTATAAGCCCATTCATCAGGTGGCATAAGATCTGTATCAGGCATCTTGCTCTCAATCTTATAACCATAAGCCTTTACTTCTTCTTCTGTTAAGGCATCAACAGTACACCTGCATCCCCAGTCATTCGGTGGATAATAAGTTTTCCAGAATGGATGATCAAACCGATAAACTTTGTTGTGTAACTCCTTATGCTCATCTCTCGTGCTCGGATCAATAACCGCTCTATATCTCCAGTATGGTCGGTCTTCTGCATTATCCATCATTCCGTTATAATTCCCTTTAGCATAACTGACGTTAAGGTTGGTTTCATAGATTGTCTGAAGTCTCTTTGGTGACCCCAGCTCTACACCTTTCAGATTCCCCTCCTCATCGAACATGTACTTCTTCCCCCACCATCCTTTTTTTTGTAATGTTGGCTTAAGGTTATTCTGAAACTCCTCAAGGGTTGTCCCTTCTGCTATCGCTTTTGTCACCTCTCCCCTTATGTCCTGAAGTATATCCAGACACATAGCCTTTGCAACTGTGAACACTTTGTTGTGCTCTTCCTGCCATATCTCGTACCAATCAAAACTGAATTTATACCCCTTCTCCTCGAAGTACTTCACAATCTGTACCGGCTTGAGGGTTAGTAAGAATCCAAAATCAATATTGTTTTTAGGCATCTGTTCGCCCCAGGATGTGAGCTGTCAGCATCACCTTTTCCAGTAAGCCCTCTATTTTGTCAGTTGCCATTTTCGGGAAGAGCTCGGATAGTTTCTCGTTAATCTCGCTGAATGACTGTCCGTCATTGATCATGTCTAATATAGGTTTAAGTGTTTTCTCAATCTGCATCTGAAGTAAATCCCCCGGCACCGCTTCCATTAACTCCTCTATCTTTTTCCGTGAAGCTTCTGAGAATGCTTCCTCTCCTGAGGGTGGTTGAACCTTACCATTCACAACAACTTTGTCTGCTTTTATTGTTGCTCCTTTCCCGGAGTCACCCATTACAGCTTCTGCTTGTTCATTGTTAAGTCCTAAGAATACCTTTAGCTGATTGAGTCCGGCATCTCTTGGAATGTCCCCCTTTGAAACGTTCTCAACTATGGCAACAGCACTGGCGATCTGTGCTCCGTTCAGATTAAGTGATGCAATCTGAGCAGATGGTGCAGTCTCTCCTCCCGCCTCACCCGGAACAACTGTGCTTAATAATCCTTCCCCTCCTGCTCCGACGATCGGTGTCTCAGGTGCAAGAATCTCAAAATCATCATCCTGCAGGTTGTAGTTCTTCTTGTAATATTCCTTAGTAAACTTAACTCCCTGCTGAGTCAGTATATTGTCACGCTCTGCCAGGTTTTTGTCTATGTCTGTCGCTTCATACTGGCTAAACTTAGGAGCTATTGCCAATGGCCCGAAGTTTATATCCGTTGTCAGCCTGATTAGCTTGTTAAAGAACTTGATGATCAGCTTCGTGTCGCTCACATTCAGCTTCCCTTCTCCATGAAACTGAGTCTCTGATGCAGCATAAGAACCACTATCCCCCATCTCCACGGTGTTCACCACCGTCAGTACTGCCTTGCTTATCTCGTAGTTAAGGAAATTCATAAAGTCCTTGTACAACTGAGAGCTGGCAGATTTCCCTCCTGCTTCCTTCAACTCAATCGACTCATCGTCATTGATTACTGCCACTGCATCCTGCACCATATTATGCAACATACTCGCTAATGCCATCCTCTGTTTCTGATCACTGTTCTTGGATACTTTCCCGATAGCAAATGGCATCCCATACTTCTCATTCATCTTCAGCCAGAACTTCATCCCTCCCCTCTTGAATGTCACAGGCCAGAATACTTTCTTCGCTATCCTGTCTCCGTAAGGGTTCAAATAGTCACCGTTATACACAGCATTGATAAAGATTCGTGGATCAGCTTCCACACCCATCGAGTCCTTTGTTCTGATCCTTAGCTTGTTTGTTGTGTCAAAAAAGAAGTAATCCGGAGGACGGTCTTCCAGTCTTGGAATTCTCATTCCGTCCTTGAGGTCCCAGTTGATCAGGAAAGGTTGATAACCGAAATATACGCAGTCAAGAATCTTTGTCATTATCTCCGGTAACTCGAGCTCGTTAAATAGATTCTCAAAGAATTTAACAACCCTTTTACTGGCACCATTCCCCTTGATCTCCCACTCCATACTCTCCACACCGGTCTTACGTTTAGTAAGTACCGCGCTCAGGTGACTGTCAATCTTCAGATCTCTGTATACACTAATATCCCTTCCCTGTGCTATCAGTATCGGGTCAGGATCAGGCAGGCGTGTGAGCCATGAATAATAGCCCATCTGTGCCTCTCTGTTAGCAAGTGTCTGCTGAGGTGAATTGAAAACATCATCTTCGAAATTATATATGAAACTCATTCTCGGTAATCCTTATATTATTTATCCTGCCAAATATAACAAGTTATTATTCCACAGTTTTGTCAACGGTTGACATAAACTGTGGAAAATTTAGTCTTCACATTGCACCATCAGATAATAAAAAAATGATAATTAAGAATTAACAAAATTTATAGGTGCATAATGAATGAATGGTTTGAAGTGTTCAAGATCGGTGAACACACCGACAGTGCAGGGAATAAAAAATCCTGGACTGAACAGGATTTAGACAACATAGTCGCAAAGTACAATGAACAGAACGACCACGAAGCCCCCCTTGTTATAGGGCACCCGAAAAGCAATGATCCCGCTTATGGCTGGGTCGAATCTCTTAAGCGAGTCGGAGATAGGTTGCTTGCTAAACCCAAACAGGTTGTTAAGGAATTCGCAGACGCAGTGAAAGATGGACTCTACAAAAAGAGAAGTATATCTCTTTATCCGGATGGAACTCTGAGACATATCGGATTCCTCGGTGCTGTTCCTCCTGCAATAAAAGGGCTCAAAGATCTGGCTTTCAACGATGCAGACAAAAACCCCATCACTATCGAATTAGAATTCGAGGAAGCTAAGGACGTTGATTCTCTCAAGCTTGAAATTGATACTCTGAAATCTCAGATAACAGAGAAAAAGGCTCTTGAGAATCAGCTCACAGAGTACAAGGAAAAGACCACTAAGCTCACAAAAGATTTTGAAGATGCAGTCGCTAACCGGTTAGAAGCAGAGCAGAAGCTTAGCTCCCTTTATCTCAAACAGCGTAAACTTGAGTATGAGCAGTTCCTCAACGAGAAGCTCGCTTATGGCAATCTTACCCCTGCTCAGGCTGATGCAATCAAGACTCTGCTCACTTCACTCGAAGCAGTCCAGGAATTCAGTGAGGGTTCAAAAGATACCATCATAGAGCAGGTATTTTCATCGTTCAAAGAATTCGTTAACACTCTTCCGGTACAGATACCCCCTGCTCCCTCTACTGCGGATAAGAATCAGCAATCAGACCCGACCGAATTCAGCGAACCTGTTAAGGTAGCTGAAAGAATGGCCGCTCTGGTCAACAACAAAGTAATCAATAATCAATAACATTTAACGGAGAATAAACAAATGACAGATTTAGGAATAACATTGTCTCAGCAGTCAGAGCTGAACCTTTTCGCAGGGAGTTTCCCTCGTGTCGAAGTCCCTATCGTGATTGTCACCGGTGCAGGAGTACTGGTTAAAGGCACAGTGCTTGGTAAGATTACCGGTACAGTAACCTACGATGCGTATAGTAACGCAGATAACACCGGCTTGGAAGTCGCAAGATTAATATTAGCTGAAGATGTTGATGCAACTAACCAGGCAGTTAACACCACCGGCTTCGCTTCAGGAGAGTTTAATGAAGACGCTCTCACCGGTCTCGATGATGCCGCTAAGGTTGATTTCGAGGGCACACCGATTTTCATTAAGAAAATTTATTAATATAATCTAAGGAGAAAAACAAAATGCCAGGATTAACAACTTTCGGCTGGATGACCTTAACGGAGCTTGTCAATAAAATTGTCGCTCCGAAGACATTCGTACTTGATAAGCTATTCGCTCCCCGGACAAGACAACACCTGACCAAATCAATTCAGGTCGATCTCAAAATCGGGAACAGGAAATTAGCCCCATTCGTTAAAAGAACTCAGGGTGCTACTGTAATTGAACTTAACTCAAAGACTTCACAGTTCTTTGAAACCCCTCGCATAAGATTGAAGAAACAGCTTTCTGCAAGTGACCTGCTCTTTGTCAGAGCTGAGGGATTCCCAACATATTTAGGTAACGGACAGACCATCGCAACAGCTCGTGAGCAGAAAGTAGCTGAAGAGCTGTTGGACTTGAAAGACATGACAACCAGACGCCTTGAGTGGATGGCTTGCCAGGCTCTTACCGGTGCTATCACCGTCACCCAGGACGACCTCGAGTTTACAATAGACTTCCTGATGCCGGGTGCCAACAAACCTGCTCTCCAGGGCAATGCTCTGTGGAGTGCTGTCGCAACAGCAGATCCGCTCGCTAATATACGCGCTTGGAAATTGGTTGTTCAGAATGCTCGTGGTATCGTACCAACTATGGCAATTGCAAGACATGAAGTTATTAACCTCTTGCTTCAGAACACTAAGGTAAAAGAGATTTTGAATCTGCGTAATCTGAGTGTTGGTTCATTGAACACTAACGCACAGCTCAGTCCTCTGGGTGTTACCTTTATTGGTAATCTCGAGGGTGTGGACATTTACGAATACAACGAATCCTACGTTTCACCGTCGAACGTTGTTACCCCGATGATCCCCGATGACAGATTCATACTCGCTTCCCCGTCTGCTGATAACAGACTCCATTACGGTGCTATCGAAGACCTCGATGCTCAGCAGAATATTGCTATGGCGTTCTTCAGTAAGGACTGGATTGAGAAAGATCCGTCTGCTTACTGGCTGTTAACCGAGTCAAGCCCATTGACTGTTCCTCACGAGCCTGAGACAATCGTTTGTGCTAAGGTGAGGTAGTCACATGAAGATGATTAAAGTACTTGTAACCGGTTCATTGTGGGACGGAGAAAAGTTCGTCACAGGTGAGATCAGTCTCTCAGAAGAAGAAGCACGTAGCTTGTCAATCAGCGGACATGTCAAGATTCTTCCGGAAGAGAAACCTGTCGTAGTTGAAGAGAAGATTGAAGTCTCTGAAATACCCCTTGTTGAAAACGAAGAGAAACCACGCAGTAAAGGGAAGAAAAGCTAATGTATTGTAGCATCTCGGACATACTGACAGATCTCCCCCGAAACGAGGTTATTAACCTTGCTAACGATGAAAATAGATTGGAGTCGGCAATTAATCTGAATTCCGGCTCCGATGTTCTCGTGGTTCGTGTTAATACAATTATCTCGTCAACCGAGGAACAGATCAATATGTATCTTCGAAGCAGATATACTCTACCGCTTACTACAGTCCCCGCACGCGTGAAAAAGTACGCTGTAATCATCTCAATATATAACCTGTATTTACGCAGATTTCCAATTGAGACTCCCTATTCTAAGGAATATTCGGTAGTAATTGCCGAGTTAAAGGACATCCAGAGGGGCCTTTTACACCTCGATTTCCCTCAATCTGACGTTAATTCAGACACCTCGGATGACTACTATGTCTGTAATAAGACTTCTTCAGACCGTGTTTTTAGTGATTCTTTATTGGAGAATTACCAGTAATGAACACACAAGCACAGAAATCAGCTATCGTCTCCAAGCTACAGGCTCAGTATCCTAAGATAAGGATTGAAGTAAGAGATGTAAACAATCTTCTTACTCATCCTGAGGGGAAAATTGTTGTCGTGTATGTCGGGAATGATGTCAATCGAAGCAATGCTGTAAGTTATGAAACTGTCGAGAAGTTCGAAGTGAATATCCTCTTTAGGGACCCCCTCGCCAATGAAGATGTGCTCGAAATGATCGACACTATCCGGGAGCTGCTCCATGCTTTTAAGATTAATGGAAACGATTACGAAAGGCTCTACTTCCAGGGGTCAAGGTTAGAAGAATTTATACCTGAAACTTCGGTCTATGCCTACAAGCTGACCTTTGCATGCGTTCAGGAGAAAGCAGTGAGTGTGAATATATGATATTGTTGTTTATTCTATCCCTTGTTTTCGTTGCTCTTGCTGCTGGCTGTAATGCGATTATGGACGTAACCATGTTCAAATTCGACAAGTCCATTTTCAAAACGGATAACGAGAAGTGGAACAGGTGGTGGTCTGACAGGTCGCACAGGTTCTGGATAATTCAGCTCAACGACGGTTGGCATCACTCTAAAATGTGGATGGTTTTCTTCCTTATTCTCGCAGTTTTGTCACATGCACATCACAAATACTTCTGGGATTCGTGGAATATCACCCTGCTTATCGAGTTTGTATTCTATGCCTTGGCTTGGAACCTGTCTTTCAATTTCTGTTATGATCACTTATTTATCAGGAAAGAGAAACAATGAAATTACTAATGAATAATGCATTCAGAACATTCACGATTATCCTCTTAATCCTGATCCCTCTTGTTCTGATCAGTCTCACAGAGGAGTATATCCGGTTCTCGGTATTTACAATTGGACTAATGAAAGCAGTTACCTCAATTTTCCTCTTCTGGTTATTCGATAAATATGCGCTTTCTGAAGTAGACACTATTAAAGAATTAAAAAAAGGAAACATAGCCTATGCGATATTCTTACTTGCTATTGCTCTTATTGTGTCTTCCGCTATCGTTTCTTTTTAGCCAGAATACAACATATCACCTGGACACAGCTTATTCCTACCTGGGAGTAACTGAAAAAACAGGAAATAATGATGGCAAACAAGTTGAGATATTTCTTAAATCAGTCGGGAGAAAAAAGGGAGATTCCTGGTGCGCTGCTTTTGTGAGCTACTGCCTGACTGTTTCGGGAGTTATTGATCCCAAAACAAGGAGCGGACTCGCAAGAGACTTCGCTACCAAGACCGATAAAAGACTTGTAATCAAGGCTACAGATGTAATCTTGAAAAAATACAAGGTGGTTAAGGGTGATTTAGTTGTGTGGCAGAAGGGGGAAACAGTATTCGGACACATAGGAATGACAACCGAGGACTGGAACGCAATAAAAGGAAAGACAATCGAGGGCAATGTCAGTAACAAGGTCTCTTTAATGACTCGGAAAATAGAACCTGCTAATTACTTCAGAATTAAATGGTTTGTAAAAGTTAAAAATGAAAAAGATTATTCGAAATATATTTATCATAGCGCTCCTTTCTACTCTCTATTTTAGTTGCTCTTGTCCCAAACAGCTGACTGAAATAAAGCCTGTAGTATTGCATCCGGAGATCATCGAGGATACCGTCAGAGTTACGTCCAGAACAGACTCTGTTATCATCGGTGTTGAGACTATCCGGAATGACACGGTTATGATCGTAAAGTATTTTCCCGAATATCAAAAGTTTTATGTCAAGGCTAAGCCGGACAGCATACTCTTCTTCGATACTACTCATATAGTCGAGTACGTCACGAAAGAGGAGAGTTTTTGGGACCTTAAAACACTCCTCTACATTGGTTTGATAGTAGTAATTCTAACAATCATAATAATACGGAAATGATACCCATGACAACAGAGCAGAAGTTAGACTATTTAGTCAGCGAAGTTGGTTCAATAAAAATCAACCTGGCAGTTTTAACCGAGAAAGTACACAACAACAAATCACTGTTAAATTGTGCTGTTCATACTGAGAAACTCGATGAACACGCAGGTGACATTACAGAAATTAAGCAGGACATCGAGCGGTTCAAAACTGCAATAAAGGTAAGCAAATATTGGTTAACAGTTATAACAACTTTGCTTATTATCATTTTAGGATTAGTAACAAAACAATATTTATATCAATAATACGAAAGGTAAGAAACAATGATACTTCAATCATTTTATGATTTAGCCGACTTAATGAAGGCAAAAATTGATGAAAGAAACGCAATGCTCGGGACTCCCGCAGACGCTTATACTGTCTTTCTGCAAGCCTGTACTCTTGTCGGCGCTGAACTGGTAACTACTGGAACTGTTACCAAACCATACTCAGATGGTTCATTCAACACCGCAGTCGATACTGCAACAACTAATCTGGGCTATGATCCAACAAACCTCACAGAAAGACAATACGGACTGGATGACATTGTTGGAGCTCTCAGTCTGCCAACAGGAGTTTCAGCATCACAACTAATTACATTAATAACGGAAGGATGGGCTAATATGTTCACAATGGATTCTCAGGGAAATTACAACGTGGTTGAAGCAATTGCTTCGCAGGATATTGATACCGAAGCGGTTGAAAGTAACGGAGTTATGATACCGAATGATGCAGACGCATTACAGTTGTCCTGCTCGGTTGATGACCTTGAAGCACAAAATACGGTTGTGTTTGCATATTCGGTAAGTGCAGACGATGAAAATTATTCGGCATACGCAGATTTAGGAACAATGAGTGCCGAGGGAACAAAGATTTACGCAATCGACAATTTGAACATTCCGAAATACATAAAAGTCAAGGCGACTGCTTCAGGTGAAGCAACTGTTAAAGTTTCTGTTTCAGTAGCAAAGTAAGGAGGAAAAAATGGGTTTAGATAAATATATTCCGGGCTCTGCTCAAGGAGTCCTCGCCAATCCGCTTGTAATTGATATTACTTATGCGGAGTTGGTTGATAAGATTTCTCTCTCTGCTCTGATTCCAGGTCAGAAGTACAGAATCGCAGATTACAGAACGGCGTACAATATGCCGAATGTTACACCTGCGGAAAAGATTGTTTGCACAGTTGAACCTCTTTTGGTTACTGCAAACTCGGTAAACACTCTCAGTACGTATGCTTATTCAGAAGCATATCCGCAAGATGAAATATATTACAGTCACGTAAGCGACCAAGCTATGGTTCCGGGTTGTGATATGGGTTACATTTACAGACGTGTTGATAAAGTAAAATCGAACGACATAGGGTTTGACTATCGCAATGTTTCATTTAGACGGTGGCAAATGAACATTACAAGCGAATGGGCGATTGGCACGACTTATGCAAAATTGGCAGTAGTAATTGACGGTGATAATCCGACAAGAGCGTATGTATCATTACACGCAAGCAATACCGGTAACGCCTTGGCTGAGCAAAGCACGGAACATTGGATGAGATTACCATTTGATAATCTGACCTATGTTAGTCCTACGCCGACAAATTGGATTTTGGGCGGTGGTCCGGTGAGTTTTAGTATTCCCTGCTCTGCATTATATCAAGATTTACCGTTCTTTACTAACGATGCCACACAGGTGGGAAATACTATATTGCAAAATTCTTCTGATATTATTAAAAATAGCAATACTGTATTAATTGGAGAAGGCGGTTCTTACAATACCTTGTCTGCAGGAAGTTATAATAATACAATAAATACGTTAAATTTCAACAAGAATGTGTTGTTAATATTTAATTCAATGATAGGATATGGAATGTCTGCAAATAAAGGTCTGGTGAGAGATTGCATTTTTGGTAAAAATTTTCAGAGTAATGATATTCCCGAAGTCGCAGTTTCTGTTATCGACCATTCTTTCAAATACAACAAATCAAAAGGGAGCTTTACGTTTATGGTAATAGGAAAGCAATGTCAATATAACAATTGCGAATTAACTATTACAGAAAGTGTGCTTCCTGCTTTTTTTCAAAAAAATAATATATTAGTTGGTTTAAGCTCTCAAATTCTCACCTCAGCGACTATCGTCATAGGTAACTATGCCAAGACTTGGGTTTCAACTCCAAGTGGAATGGTCGCCTATTATTATAAGGCGACAAACGAAATCGTTCTTTTCAACCCTATAACGGATGAAATATTATCCGTCAAAGAATACACCGCTCTCCTTTCCGAGACAGGTTACGCTGCTACAAGCGGTTTGCTTATTGCAGGACAGACTTATTACATTGCAAGTTATGTAGCAGGTGATGACTTCACAAATGTTGGCGGAACAAACGTAACAGGAAACACATTCACGGCAAGCGGAACAACGCCGACAACTTGGACTAATAGTTCAATCCTTGTGAGTGTTGGGATAAGTGCTCCAGCGGTTACATTGCTTGCAAACAGTTTGAGCGGTGCAATTGTTTGGACTTATTCAGCAGTCGGCACATACATCGGAACTTTGTCGGGTGCATTCACGGAAAATAAAACCGTATTCAGTTATCCACCTTTGGGAGATGACAAAGCGGTTACAGTCGAGTGGACTTCAGCCAATGTTATAACGGTTAAAACTTATGAGACAGGTGCGTTAAAAGACGGCTTGTTAGTGAAATTCCCATTAACCATTAAAGTTTATCCATAGGATAAGGAAGGAAAAATAAAATGGCAGTAGTAGTAAACACATTTCTCGGAGAGATCTATTACCTGAGTGATGTTGGAACAACAGATCACGATACGTTTTACAACAACACAACGAACGTTACCCCGGCAGATTTCGCCACCGATTTCACAAAAATAGGTGTCTTTTCGGATGACTCCGGAATAAAGATCACCAAAGATGGTGAAGCCGCAACAAGTGACGGGAAGAGCATTTCGTTTGGTTTCAAGAGTGATATTTCCTTACCGATTATTGCTCAGGACGACTCGGTTGTAAGCGCATTCGAGGCAAGAGTTGCAACTGTTCAGGATTGTTGCTTACTGATTAAGTACACTAACCGTTCAGGTGCTCTGCTGATCCGTCCCAATGCCTGGATAATTGAAGAAGACATTAACTTCGGAAAGAACGCAGGCAGTAAGTTCACAATTACCGGTTCTACAAGAGGACAAACAAAAGCAGAACTCCGTAAGACAATCACTATGGTAACTCCTTAAGGATAAGGTAACCTGATGATTTACAAAGACAAAACAAAAATCCTTAGTTTTGTTAGTGATGTAGTGATCTATTATTCAAACACAGGTCAAACCTCTGTCGGTATAATTCCTGATGGTAAGGTTACGATCAAAGCGGAGAGTATAAAATCCAAAGACTTAGAGGGAGTCTCATACGGTATCGGTTTCGATATTAGTTTTGAGATTTCCTCGATGAATCTCTACGATCTTCGACGCTTTGAACAGTTGAATAATAAACTCGTTTGGATTGAGTTCCAGCCGGCAGCTCTGTATCTTGCAGACGTCACGATAAACCTCGACGTTGATATTTCAATTAACAGCAACGAGAGAGGTACTATAAAAATGACTGGTACCAAACGGTGCGAGAGGATTACTGACGTACTTCATGGTCATAACTGGGCAGGTGTATGGAACAATAAGTGGACGGCCCCCTCCCCGGGCATTGGGAGCTGACAATTGAATGATTGCAATATACTCTCACTGGAGCGTCCCTTGTAACCTGAACGGTAATAAGATTCACGGCAAACTGGATAAGGATTACTTTATGGCGTATCTCTCCACCTCGGTCAGATACGCTAAATTATTCTTCGATAAAGTAATCTTATTCACTGATACCGAGGGTCTTCAGTTCTTTTCTGATAATACAACCCCAATCCTCTCCCCGGCTGTCTTTGACAAAGTCGAAGTAATCCTGGATAATATCAATTTCCCCCCTAATTTCTGGGCTATTGGTAAAATATACGCATTCCAGTATGCAGCAGTTGTTTATCAGCAACCATTTATCCACTTCGACTACGACAGTTTCATTACAGATAACGTTGTCCACATCCTCGAAAATCAACCTCTCATTGCACAGCACAAGGAAACAGAAGATTTTTATGCGGATTATTCCAAATATGGACTAAAACCTAATAAATATGCTTACAACACAGGTATATTTGGCGGATCAGACGTCCGGACAATAGCTGATTACTGTGCAGGAGCCCTGGAAACAGCTGAAAAACTCAGAGAATTCACACATCCGGTTAAGGACCGACTTATTTCTTGCATCTTTGAACAGAAATACCTCTATGACTTCTGTAATGAACGTAAAATTAAACCATTCTTAGCCTCTGAAAACATCCGTGAAGTCTATCGCCACTATTGGCACAACAAACAGGACCCGGGGGCAATGAAAGAAGCATTATCTCACCTATCAAGGAGTTACAATATTGGAACATAAAAGGGAAAAATTCATTTTTAAGAACAAACAGAACAAACCAATCAGCTTAATTACCCGAAAATTCACCTTTGAAGTGGATGAATATCTTGAAAACAGGTTCCCCGGTTACACTTCCGGGGAGTCCCTCGATCTCCAGGTGAGGTTATCCGAAGTAGCCGCCGATTTTAAGTATTTGTTAGAGGGGAAAACAGACAATATCGACTGGGGGAAACAGGATTACGAAGATATTATGCAGGTGTACGCTTTTTTTTTAACGTACAAAAAGAATGCCTTATTGAGGCAATTGGAATACAGAGACGAAACCCTTGCTATGGCTACGAGCTTAGCAGTCCGGATGATGACGACTTCAGAGCTTCCGACTGGGTCTCATCCGAGCTGATCAATAAACAGAACAGGTTCTCTATCTGCAAGGACATTACAACCTTTGAACACGTTAACCGGACTCACTGCAGATGTAGTTTCGCTCTATATGAAGTCTTTACTATGGTCGAGGCCATAAGAAATGACATCTCCATAAAAAGACTTAAGAGTAAATAATTGACACGTAATTGATATTGTAAGGAAATAAAATAATGCCGTTACCACAGAATACCATTGAACAATTAAGACAAAAAGTCTCGGACATTGAACTCCTTGAGATCGAGAAATCAAGCCTGGATATTCTCGCTCAATACCCCACGATCCTTGAGGGCTCAGAGCTGTTCGTTTCCGTATCCGTTCCCTCTGTCGCCACGCGTGCTATCCAGAGCATAGCCCTTAAAAACCTGTTCACCCCAAGCGAAATAGTTGTGAGAGCTCTCCTGAGACGCTCAGCAGTTCAGTCACAGATCGATCTGCTCCTTGGCAACCAGCGTGAAATTAACATCCCACACGAGGAATAACTATGGCTGACATTAATCTAAAATTAACTATAGACGGAAAAGAGGCTATCCAGACTCTTAACCTTACCGAAGCTCAGGTTAAGCAGTTAAAAGCCGATCTCGACAAGATCAAGAATGAGAAGATAAAAACCACCCTCGAAACCGAACTCAAGGGTATGCCAATCGATCAAGCCAGGGCAATGTATAAAAATCTCAAAACCGAGTTCCAGGATAAGATCAAGGCAAATGTCCCCCTCGGTGAGCTCGATGAACTCAAAACAAAACTCGGTACAGTCCAGAGCGCCCTGAATGGAGTTGAAAACGAAAGTAAAGACGTCGCAGAATCCTTTAGTAAATGGGGGATGGTAACTGCCGGATTGAGTCAATTCACTCAATTAGCCGGTCAGGCAATGGATATTATAAGCAAGCCCATTGAAGGAGCTATGCAGTTTGAAAAATACGAAACCTCCCTTAAGGTTATGCTTGGTTCAACTGAGGCAGCCCAAGCAAGATTAGATGAACTTGTAAACTTCGCAGCGTCCACACCTTTTGAACTCCCACAAGTAATCGAATTGGGAAATCAACTTCAGGCGATTGGCAAATATAGTCAGCAAACTATGACGGATCTTGGTGATCTTGCCGCCGCATCCGGGAAACCAATAGAACAGGTCGTCGGGGCATTCGGTAAACTTGCAACCGGACAGAAAGGCGTCGCCGTAGATATGTTCAGAGACTTGTTAATTTCAACAGCCGACTGGGAGAAAGCAGTCGGAAAGAGTATAGACAAAATCACCTCAGATGAAATGTTGGGAAAGCTTCCGGAGATTATGAAGTCAAAGGGATTTGCCGGTATGATGGATGAACAGAGTAAGACTCTGGATGGAATGATTTCTAACATGAACGATTCAATGTCAGGAATGGAAAGAGCGGTTGGTCAGTTCTTATTACCAGCGGTTAAGAGTATCGTGGGAGGTATGGGTGAAAGCGGAAATGCTATGCTTTTGTTGGGGAAATATGCTGTCGGAGTAGTCCCATTTCTTGGTTCTTTGGGAATGGCAGCCTCCGGATTAGCTCCGATATTTGCAAAGTTAAAATTTGCTATGGTTTTTGACGTTCAAAAGTTTAAAGCGGTTATGGATACTTATAGGTTGCAAATGCACTTGGCGGCAATGGATTCGAGAGCGGCCGGGGTTTCAATTGCCGGGGCTGGAACGGCGGCTCAGGTTTCAGCAACGGGATTCAGGACGGCCGGAATGGCTGTAAAAGGTTTTTTGGTTGCAATGGGCCCAATCGGTTGGGTAACTCTAGGAGTTACAGCCCTGGTTACTGCAATGAGTTTCTTAGGAAATGAGGCAGATGAGCTAAATAATAAAATGTCTGAAAACGAAATCAGTTTAAAAGCTGAAAAAGAGGGATTTGATAAACTTGCAAAATCCGTTTTAGACACCAAGCTCCCAATGGAGGAGAGAAAGAAAGCACTTGATACCATTCAAAAGGATTACCCCGGGTATCTTAGTAATTTAAATTTAGAGACCATAAGCCAAACCGAGCTTGCAAATGCTTTGAAGTTAGCTAATGACCAATACGAAAACCAAATAAAATTAAAAGTTCTTGATGAAAAAAGAGAGTCGCTAACCAGAAAGAAAATAGAACTTGAAAACACAGCTCCTGAAGCTAATTTTTGGGATGCGACCACTGGTGCAATAACTTCATTTGCAAGCGGTGACAAAGGCATAATGACCGCGGTTAATACCGGGATAAGTGCATCACAGGACTGGAATGAAGAACTCGCCAACACAAGAAAACAACTTGGGGATATTGATAAACAACTTAAGGAACTCAAAACTACTGACAAAGTTGATACAACACCCACAACCACAGGTGGAAAGACCAGCGGAAGCAAAAAAACCTTTGCGGATGACCTGAAAAAGCTTGAAGAATCCTATCAAACCTCACTCTTCAAGATGAAAGAACTCGACAATGCCAGTAAAGAGGATCTGTTAAAGGCAGAAAAGAAATTTATTGAAGACAAAATCCTCCTATATCGTGAATATGATAAGGATAAAGCCCCCCTTATTGTTGAACTGAAGACGGTAATAACTCAACTCGATATTATCGAAGAAGAAAAATTCCTAAAAGAGCGTAAAGATTCACGAAATAAGGATCAGAACCTCGGCATGATGGAGCAACTGGAAAAAGAAGTTAATCCAAACTACAAAGCTCCTCTTTCAGAAGAAGAAAAAAAACGAAATCAGGAACTCATAAATCAGGAAGCTGAATTAAAAGAGCGTAAAGAGAAGTTCCGGATCTCCCAGATGGATAACGAGTTCGACAGACAGCGTGCTATGGTCGATTTTGAGGCTCAGGCAGAGCTCGATAAATACAAAAACTACTCCAATTATGCTCAGATGAAGCTCCAGATTGACGCAGAAACAGCCGCTGCAAAGGAACAGATAAACAAAGCCGAGAATGGTGCACAGATTTCTATGGCAAAAGAAACATTAGGTATATTGGCAGGTATGATAAATGAACAGACCGTACTTGGGAAAGGAATTGCAATAGCTCAAGCGACTATTAACACATACGAGGGAGCCACCAAGGCACTTGCTCAGGGTGGCATAATGGGCCCGGTTATGATGGCTGTGGTTATTGCCTCAGGTATGGCTCAGGTCGCTAAGATTATGGAAACTCAGCCACCCCAGATGAAGGGTTACGAAAGGGGTGGTATAGTGGTTGGTGAGAAAGGTCCCGAAATTATTTCTCCAATGCAGGACTACGCATCCGGACAGGCAAGATTAATCAATGCCGTCCTCAACCAGGTCGGCAGTGGCGGTGATGGTGCCAGAATGGAGAGCCTCTTTATGGGCTTCTATGCCCGACTCGAGAGCTGGCAAACCAATATGCAATTCCAGATAAAAAGAGGAGATCTGTATAGTTCGGTTCGTAAAGAAAGCGTTAGCAAAAACAGAAGAGCACTATAATGTTTTATATACTATCGGAAATAAAAGGATTTATTTATAATTATCAGTTGGTTATTGATACCCCAAATTTGCCAAGAGAATTGAGTGGTGCAAAATTTATTCTTTCGGAGTTAGATTTTATTAGTGAAAATATAGATGACATTAGTAATTTTATATCATACGCTTCAAGTGCGAAAGCAAGCATATCATTCACAGATTATTCTTTGTATCAAATTGTGTTAACTGCTCTCAATACATCCGGGGAATGTCGTATATATAAAGAGGGAAATTTATGTTTTATAGGAAATATATTAGACAGAGACAACATTGAATTTGATAACGAGGGCAGGGAGATTACTTTTTCTATAGTAAATCGGATAAACGAGTTAAAAAACATTAAAGTTGCTGATGTTTATATGGAAGATTATTTTGTATATCCAAGCCCTTATAATAGTCGACCTCCTGTACTTAGTGGGACTTATTACCTGTTAACTGATGTAATTAAAGTATATTTTCAATTAATAGGAATAAATCAGAATAATATCCATTTTAGGAATTTAGAAAATGTTTGCACTCGAGTGGTGGATTTTGACAATGGTTCAAGCCATATCAGGAATTTCTATAATTTATATTTTGAATTTATCGGAATCAACCAGAATCCTGACCTCAAAATATGGGACTTATTAAAAGAAATATTTAATTTATTTTTACTTGATTGTTTTATCGTGGATGACACTGTAATTATTCAGAACAAGTTCATCTGGCGTAATCCTCACATTCAGACTGAGAACCTAAATTTCCCTTTTTCTCTCAATACATCTTACAGTATAAGACAAGGTAAGAATTCAATAAAAGCTAAATCTGATTTGAGAGAATATACACAAGGAGTAAATATTGGCGATGATGATAGCGAACTTATTATAACGACATCAGTAATAGATTGCTTATATAACGGAAACTACTGGCATGGGTTCGGGGCAATTGCAGGTGGTTATATGGTCAGAACTGATTTTTTTGCATTAACCCAGTACGACCAAAACTTTAAAGATTTGTTGCAGGCATTTTGTAATGTTGCATATGGTAATTTATATGAATCGAAAATGTTAATAAAAACGTCTAAAACTGGAGAATTCGACATAACAAAGTTTTATCAATACCAAAACAGATATTACAAAGTTGTCAATTATTCTTTTAATGTAAAAGATCATAAATCCGATATATCTCTTGTGGAGGTAAAAAATGGATTATAATATATCATGACAATCCCCTAAAATCCCTAAATCTCTGTTATACTTTCTGTTATACAAAGATTCCTTTAAAATGAAAAACCCTTGTAAGTGCTTATTTTACAAGGGTTAAAGTGGTGGGGGCTGAAGGAGTCGAACCTCCGACCCTCTGCTTGTAAGAAAGAACAAAGCCACTTTTAAGCTAAATTCAACACTTTTATTTCGTTTTTAGCCTCTTTTATTGACATTATTGCCTATCTCTGTTATATATCTGTTATACTAATTTATCCTTGATATTACCATTAGTCAAGGTTAGCGGCTTCTCTTTTAATTCAATTTCTTTAACTTCCAGTGTGAACTCTTTTTGTGCAACTATTTTCTTCTTGCTTTTTTTCTTCTTGGGCTTCAATATATTCACCGATGAATATATGTCTTCTCTCTGTTCCTCCTCTGATGGGATGAAACAATCTAATCCTTTCATGTCATCCAATTCAGACTTAGTCTGACTCATATTCAATTTAGCATAATGCTTCTCTGTGACTTTCACCGTGCTATGATCAAGTAGTTTCTGTACTGTATAGATTGAGAGCTTCATCTCATTAATAAAATAAAATGCTGATGTCGGTCTTATTTGTTTGAGTATATATTGCCGTGAGATCTGATGTGTCCGGTAGAGTGAGTTAATTTTTCTGTTCCAGAACTTCAGACTCTCTGTGTATGATGTTTCGGAATATTTGAATTGTGGAAACAGCCTCCCCATCTCCCCGGGCTTTACACCCATTTGTTCAGTCAACAGATTATAGAGTTCGTTGTATAAGGGAAATGCGTAGTGTGTTTTCTTCGAGCTCTGCTTCCCTCCTGCTTTAACATTATGAATCGATATTTCTTTCCTCTTGAAATTAATCTCTTCCTTCAGCTGAACAACAGCTGAACTCGGTCTGCATCCGGTCAGGAACATAAAATAAATAAGGTGAAAATGATAGGGGTATTCTTTATCGGCTCTCAGATAAAACAAGATCGTCTCCATGTCCTGGAGCGGAATAGGATCAGGGTCTTTCTCCTCCCCGCTCAGCGGTTCAATAATATTTCTTAACACATATTGTTTTGATAAGAAATAGTTCCACAGTGTATGGAGAGAACGCGTGTAAATTGCCCTGCTGTTCTGAGTCAGTTCCAGCTCTTCATAATAGAACAATAAATCATTGTACTCGGTAATCCCATACTCATCGAGATACTTATCATTGGCGGCTTTAATAAAGTGCTTTACGGATTGCTTATAAATGAGGATAGTTTTTGCTCTGAGGTATCTGTCAGTCCCAGGGATGCTTCTGTCTTTCAGGAACTCAGATAATCCCTGACTTAATTTGATTCTTTTCTTTAGTTTTACCTGAGCTCGCTCTTCAAGTTTTTTCTTCGCCAGCTCCCTGATGAACTCCCCTGCAAGCCTAAGTACTTCAGCGTTCCCTGCAACTTTCTTTCCGGATAATATCCTTTTTCTGTCAGCGTTACTTATCTCAATCTTTGTGTTGACCGATTTAGAACGCTTCTTCGGGTCCTGTTCAAATACATCGTAATATCGTATCCAATAGAATGGAGAACGCCTCTGTACGTAAATGCCTTTCAATTCAATTTTATATATCCTTTATCTTTTTATTTAACCTGATTAATAATTTGGATAAAGGCTTTACCATTCTGATTTTCGATTATTTTGTATGCTGGAGTTCCAGTGAGGGATATTATGCAGGAATGGTGTATACTCAATACCAAATCCTGAAGTTCTTCATCAGATTCTAATTCAAGGATTTTAAGGTCTAAACTCTTTAGATAATCCCGATGTAAATGCCTTGAATGAGATAGAGTAAGTGCATGACTTCCCAATTCATTAATAATTTTCTCAACTTTAGCCTCTTTGTCTTCATCATTGAAAAACATATTATCCAAGAGCCACTCTCTGACCATTTTTTCCGACCAAATAATAGCTTTTTTACACTCTCCAATTAAGGTCGGATGGTAATGAGATAAAATAGCTTCCCATACCGGAAATACCGAAGGTTCTTTTTTCAGATCTTCCTTAGCAGATTCGAATTCTTCAATTATTCCGTGCGTCGGCAGATTGTCAATTTGTGGGTCAATGGGTCCAAGATTAGAATGCTTTCCTAAAACTATTTCTTTTGTGGACAATGCTATCATAGTACCTGCTGACATAGCAATTTGAGGAACAATTGCTCGAATGTCTTTTCCAAAAATTGATTGCAAATAAAGAACTATTGATTCAGTTGCTGCAATTGAACCACCTGGTGTATGCAGGATAAGGTCTAATCCCTTACTTTTATCAAGGCCCTTTATAGTAGACATAAAACCCATTTTGTCAGAATCAGTAATATCAAATCGAAATCCTGAATTAAGTAGATTCGTCTTTTGCAACCATGCAGAGTAATACACAATTGTGTTCCGTTTTGTATATTGAGATAAACGGCCTATATAGGTTCTTCTGATTTTATCAAAATTATTGTGCCAGTATTATTAGATAATAACGGCCATGAATACTCTTTTATGTTCTCATATTTTTGTTGAGAGCATTTATAATAGTCAATTTTGAGTCCGTTTTTATCATAAAGGAAATTTAAATCAATACCTAACTTCTGGTAAACCTCGCGGGCTTCTAGTTCAGCTTTAATTCTAATATCTTCTAATTCTGCATGAAATATTTCAGATTGTAATTTTTCATCTTTTGTTATTAGTTTATCCATTCTGATTTCTCCTTTATAGAATATTTGTGAATGCCACTCATGCCGAATGATGCTCTAGCTGCAATTGAATTTCTGAAGTAAAGCTGTCTGCGTTCTCTTCGAAAACAACTTTTGATTCCAATGAATGACTATGAATAGTAAGCTTTTCTTCTAAAAATCTTTGTATATCGTCTGGATACTGAATAATAGGTTTCATTGTCATATAGTTTAAACAAATTTCAGATTCAGAAGTCAACAATTCGTTTAGTAATCCATTATGTTGGTAAACCTTATTTTTAATTCTGCTGATGTCATCAAAATCAAATGATATAGGTTGATAAATATGCCATTTCTCATTTTTCCAACAAAAATTAAAATTCATCGAATCGTTTTTCGTTTGGAAAGTCTCTTTTGTTAAATTTTGAGTGATACCTTTACTGTCAAAATACTTTTTATAAATATTCTTCCAAACATCATCATCACTAAAAGATTTTCTATCTGTATTTTTGTCATATTTCCCCACAATATTTTCATATAATTTGTCAGCTTGAAGTTTAATATCTAAAGTCAAACCCGCAAAAGTGTTCGTAAATAACAATGCTGAGTCATCCTGGGGTAATACTAAAGAGGATATTTTTTCAATGTCGTTATAGGAATCAAAGTCTAATTGTTCAAATATCTTCTCTTCAATTTTTTCAGTTAACCCGCACATTCGAGTTAAAAGAGTTTTAATATTCTTCCCGTGCAAACCGGGGAAAAAATCATTTAATCTTTGAGAACGTTCTATAGTTTTAAGTAATAATATTCTATCTTCTGCTGAAAACAGCAAAATCCCAACATTAACGAATTCACCAGTGATTTTATCATGACAATATCTCAATATTTTATATTCATAGGTTTTCATTTTAATAACCTCTCAATTCCATTCTGAAATTCTTTTATATCTGAAATTCTTAGAGACAATAACGACTTAATAATGTTGAATTTATCGTTACGCCATTCAAAGGGCAAATATGATTCAACAGTTTCCCAAAAAATAGGGTTTAAATTTACCATCTTTGACAACAAATTACTACAACAAAAATTTTTCCCTCTGATAAAATTATAAAACAAGTGATTTTTTGCTAAATTACAATCATTTTCCGTAAGTACCCAAGGAGTTGGATTATTATAGAGAATCAAATCGACAAAGCTAAAAGCAAGTTCATGATCAATGAGATATATTTTGTCACTCCCTATTAACATGTTTGGTTTCAGTCTATTTCTATCAGCATTTTCTATAAAAGTGTCAAATACAAAAGTTTCTTGAATGGCTTGATGTAATAATGGATTGTCGTAGTTAGCGTCTGTCCATGTGGGTAAACCCTCTAAATATCTAGTCCCAAAGTTTTTCCCACTACTGTTGACCAAAATACTATGATACTGTTTGCCTTTGTATAATTGAGTAAAATCTTCGTTTATCTCAACAATGACTGGTTCAGGTACGTTAATATCTAATTCTAATGCCATTAGTGATGCTAACAACTCTTTCATGGTAGCGCCACTGTACATTCTATTCCCAATATTTGGTTTCAAAACATAAAAACCTTGTTCCCCGGTATTAATATTAATTCCCTCTATAATGAAAGGTTGATTTTGAGAATTAGTTAAACACTTCCGAATCGATACAGCTTTTACAACTTTTATAACAAATTGATTATTTAATATTTGACCCATAAGCTAGATATTATATTTTTATTTCCGAACCTTAGGTTCCTTACCTAATGTTCACTCAACACGAGATCGCATATCTCGCTTTCAGATGGTTGTCGCTTCCTCAGCTTCCGGACCGGCTTGCACTTCTTCCTCCCCCTCATGCTTTTCCGAGTTAGCAGTCTTCATCTTCGCACGTGATATTTTCACGTACGTCTTTGCGATTCTCTTCTTTGCTTCCTCAGCTTTCTCCCCCTCCACCACCTCACGTTTAAGCACCTCATTCTCTATAACCTCCCTCAGTCCCTCAGCATCTATCTTAATATCCGGCACAATCTTCCGGGCCTCTCTCCTTATAGCCTCAATAATGGTCTCAGACTGGATAATTGCGGCTATAAAGAACTTGTTCAGCACTTGTTTCTGCTCGTGATACCCCTCTATGGATGATTTTACCCAGCCCTCTTTCGAGATGAAGAACAAATACTCCAGATGTCCCTGCTGTTTCGGGTTCAGTGTCGTAAAATCAAACTCAAGCACCAGTTCCTGATCAATCGGTTTAGTAAATGATATTTTATAAATCCGCCAGATGCACCCATTCGTCAGAATAACCCATTCTATTCCTTGATTCGCCGCATAATCAACCGCCTGCTTAACAAAACTATCCTTCAAATCCAGGTTTATTGCTTTTACCTCAATTAAAAACTGTAATTTCCCTTCTATCTTCGTGGCTAAATCACAGTAAGTTCCCCTTATGCTGAACTCACTCGTTATTTCTGAGTATTTATCATACCCAAACACCTCCGCCAGCATGTCTGTTATGATAATCACCGTGTCGCTTTCGTTTACATCACGTGTTTTCGCGCTCTGAATAACCGGCTGAAACCTCTTTATTGTGTTTACGTATCTCTCAACTACTTTTTTTGGTATAACTATCATAGATTACTCCATTACTATTATGAAATTGTTATTCATACTTCTTTACTTCCTCATAAAACAATCTAAGGTTAGGAAGAAATGTTTCCGAAATTGATGTTTTCTCATATGTCTTAGTAAGCTTCCCCCCTTGTATTTTAACTTCTATGCTGTTCGCTCTTACCAATTTCTTAAAATCAGACACAGTTGTATATGCAGTCCCTCCCTCTGAAAATGATGTATTGAATTGTTTTGAAACCGTATTCCAACCCGATATTTTGTAATCGGAATCAGTGTCTTCTATTTTCAGAGATACTCTTTCCCCCATATCTGTTATAATAATAATCTCCTTAATCGGTCTGAACCCACTTTCTATATCATGATTGATATGATTTACAAAAAATCCGATAAATCCTATCTGTTTCTTTACTTTGTCAAAGGCAATGAATGGATCAATATACACTCCCTTTTCGTCTATATGTACACCTCCCCGGGAAGACTCTGAAGAAAGTCTGTTAAATGTACCGGAAGTAACCTCTGGAGCGTTTGGATCACTGAATTTATCTTGACTGGTTCTTATCTGAAATTTTGCCGGCCCACATCCAATCAATATTAATGAAGCAAGTAATATAACAATTGAATTTCTCATCCTATTATCCTTCCTTTATTTATGATTTGATTATCTGAACCACCTTAAATAACTGTGTTTCATTTTTCTTTACCGGTATTGTCCCCTCAACTTGGTTATATGACACCAACAATATGCTGTCCCCCACTTCACCCCCATGAATCTTGACTGCTCCCTTGTCCCTTCCCCACCTTGCCAGAACTATATCCCCTTTCTTTACTTTGTTTTTCACGCTGCACATTATCCTGTCATTAGGTGATATAAAAGGCCTCATGCTGTCTCCGTTGTTTCTGTCTATTATAACAACAAAATGAGTAGCAGGATCGAAATATACCTCCTCTGTATTACTCCAATCGTTAACAAAATCTATATTAGCATTACCGGCAGGCACTATGGCTT